GAATCCGTCTACAGCTAAAGATAGGTCGTTGAAAGCCATTTCAATTTTTTCACGTGACTTAAAAAAAGCATCAATTGCTTCTGGTGGCATGCAAGCAAATCTTCCTAGGGCATCGGTAACATCTCTATAAAATGCAATTTTAAAGTCTTCTATTGTTCTAGTAGGATTAACTTCCCATGTTGGCCTTCTTATTGCATACACTTTTGGATACTTGTAAGATATTATTTCATCCTGGTCCCAAAATATTTCAAATTCATTACCTACGGTATTATCAGGAAGTTCTGGATCAAGCTTAAATTTGTGAGACATTGATATTACTTCTTTTTCAGATACAATATCATCGTATCTTTGCTGGATGTAATCGTTTTTAAATCTAGGGAAAGAAAGCAATATAACTTTGCCGTAGTCTGGAAAACGTGAGTCAACAGATGCCCTGTACATGTCATAAATTCCACTAGCAGTTTTTGCCTGGTCATGCCCGCTTGTACTGTCTAGAGCAAAGCCAGAGATTTCATCAAGTACTGCTACAAGAACGTTGTAACCCTCAAATGCTTCTCTTTCTGAGTGCCCAGAATACACTGTAACATTTTTATCAAACTTTATTTCTGAAGCTTTTTCAAAGTACTTACCAGCAAACCACGGGGAATGAGTTACTCTATTTTTAAATCCTTTAAAAAATACGTTGTTCGCTTGCTGTGCGTTAATAGCAATGTTAATAATATCAATTGAGTCACCAGGTGGCTTACCATAGTACGCAGCTGGGTCTCTTAAACATAAAAGCAAATATACTATGTAGGCAACAGATATTGTCGAGCAATAATCTTTACCGCTTCCTTTTCCTAACTGAGCAACAACTTCATTGCATGTTTGCCTATATCTTAATGATCCTTCTTCTTCACCAAAAAGTTTTATAAGAGTTGATTCTTTATATATCTGAGATGATTTTTCTATCAATGTGTACTGGTGCTTAGATAGTTCTGGCAATCCTAAATAGTTTTTATCAGTTACAAATGTTTCTAGATCGACTGGTCTTTCATCAAACTCTTCGCCATCTAGAATATCAATAATGTCATTAAAATCAATGTCCATTTTTAATCTTTACATTCTTATATATATAGCCAGAAGTAGCGTATCTTTCTCCATCTAAAACTTCTTCAACGCCATGCTCACAGTAATCATCTGATCCATGAATAACAAGGTCTCCTGGGGAAGGCTTGTATTTTAAGTTTTGTTTGCTATAAAAAAGCCCGCCGCCATTGATTGGCAATTGATAGTATACAATCGTTCCAAAAACTGAAAGCTGCTTGTCAATAAAGTCGTCTCCTTCTTTATACTCTTTAGCTAGCTTTTCAATTTCTTCAAAGTCGTGTACGTCTGAGTGGGCTCCCCACATATTTCCTTTAACCATTCTAACAACATGTGATGAATCTGAAGCATAGTGTTTGTCGTCTAATAAATTTTGAATTCTTTCCTTAAGGTAATCAACTGTTCTTGTGTTGTATGTACCCATTGTATTTGTAAAGTATTCACCAACATGCCAATCTTCTACATTTTTTACTTCCAAAAGAACCTTATCAATCTCATCCTGTGATATAAAATTTTTATATACATAGATTCTTTCACCAAGTATCTCTAGGTTAGTCAGATCAATTGGGCTATTACTCATTTGATGCCGCCTCTATGATTTCTATCGGCTCTACTATTCCATTTATTTGTGATAGTCTCTTTGATACTTCAAGTTTACATTTTGGACATGTCGCAGAAACCTCTTTTAATATTTTTACAAGTATCTCCTGCTTTCTTTCTGTATCTGATATCTGTGAAGCTAACTCATTATTTTCAAGCAAGCCCACATCTTGAAGCATTGTAACCTTTTTGCCTTGAATGTCCAAAGCTAATTTAATAGCTGTTGCTTGTACACTAAGCTGGCCCTGCATCTTGGCTTCTTTTGCCAGGTCGTGAGCTTCTCTTATAAGCATTGCATAGTGTTGGTCAGCTGCAGATATAGCTTCTTTTGCTTTGTCACGAGCACCAGAGTCGTTTCTTACAACTTCTTTCCATTCATCAATATGCTCTAAAACCTCTGCCCTTTTGAGTCCAGTGATTGTAGCAATTTGAGTTGGAGTGCTTCCCTTAAGAAGTTCTTCAACTACCATGTTCATGCGATCAAAATGATCAGATAATTCAATTTCCATATAGTTATATTATACTTCTAGTCGACTGAAATAGCAAATTCCTTAGCTACCTTTAACAATATTAGGTATCCAATTAGATCATCAATATCATTATCTCCTGGGTATTCTTCACCTTTAATAAGTCTATTTAGTTTATCATCAATTCTAACGTATAGCTGCTCTTTTGGTCCCGCCTTTGAAAATATACGAACTGGGTCTAGGGCTGAATTTCCATACGATATATTCTTTTTAATTAGCATATGAGCAATGTCCAAACATGTTGTTAGAATTTCATTCCCAGCTTCAGTTCCAACTGTAAGCAAGTATAGGTCATCGTATCTAAATTCTTTTGAATCTTTAAAAACTGGATCTAGCTTCATTTAATTAAACCTTTTTCTTTTAGGGCTCTATGTATGGTCATAATGCTTACGCCACATTCTTCTGCAATCTCCGACATTGTTTTTCTTTGGATAACATATCTTCTATGTAGCCAATCTTTATTTTTATACAATTTCACCTCTTTGTTAACACTTCATTAGCATAGTAAGCAATTCCAAAAGAATCTGCAACATCATAATCTTCAACATTTAAATTATATTTTTTGTTAAAATAATCTGCAGTTCTTTGCTTTCTCATATTACGCAACTTATTTTTGTACCAAGAATCTGCATAACCTGGATTTAATAATCTAATAGCAGACTTTTCATCTTTAGTTGGGTTCTTATTTCCAATGTGTGACTGCCAAGCAGATGGGCTTATTGTAATCACCTTTGCGCCAGTTGACATAAGCTCGGCAATAACAACTCCATACACATAAGATAATTTTATCACAGCATCGGGTGATCTGACAAGTACTGCTCCTTCAACTGCAATGTAGTCTGATTTTATTTCATTTAGAATAGAGTGTGTTTTTATCTTAGCATCATGAATTTTTTCATAAATATCATTACCAACTAAATTAATCTTACCCCATTTAACTGGCTTATTATCTTCAATTAAACAAAACGCAACAGACGATGTGGACGCATCTATTCCTAAAACTCTAGAGGCTTTTGTCCTAGACAGTTTAGCAAGCGTCATTTATCATACCAATTATCTTATCTCTATCTGAAGTAGAGTTATTCTTTTCACATTTTGCACAAATACTTAAAGTGTTATACCTACTTAAAGGTGATTTGCATGACTTGCAGTATCTTTTTTGGCCAGACCTAATTGCTTTTTTCTCATAATACTTTTCCATAATCTTTTTATTAGTTGCAATTCTGCAACACTCATCACAACAATACTTCTGATTGTGTGTTTTTGGCTCAAAATTTTTTTCATTAATACAGTCTGAATTTGCACAGATCATTACAGAGCAACCTTAAATCGTTCTATCTGTACGGTTCCAGTAGGTGTATCCTTTGAATAACATTCTTTTTTAATTGGGCAGTAAGTGCAAGGCATCTTGGTCTTTGTTGCCCCCTCTGGTTTCATCGGCAGGTCACCGTCTTTAAAATTGTCCCAGACTTCTCTCATCCACAAAAATGTGTCCTCGATAATCCTTGTGTTCTTCTCATTCATAGATACTGGAATAATTAATATCTCCTGAGTGTTTTTATTCTCATAAAGAAAAAATCCCTCTTTAGCATTCTTAAGCTTCATGTATGTCAACAACTGTAGTAGGTGGTTTGGTGATGGGCTCATCTCTGCCTGCCTTGTATCCCACACCTCTTGCTTTGCTGTCTTTATTTCACCGATTACAATTTCATTGTCGTACTCCATAATAAGATCAATAAAGCCACGGATTGGTGGATACTCATTTATAATCTCTTCTTCTTCTGCAATCCACTGCGGCATAGTTTTAATTAAGTTTTGAAGTCTTTCATGAGCCTGAGTACCCTGAGCCATGTTTGCAACTGCAACTGCATCATTATTGTCAATAAAAACAGCACCAGAAAAAGCCATGTACCAGTACCTTGGGCATGTTCCATGACCGTAACCCAAAGAGCTTGGGCTAAAAGATTTTTTTGTCATTTCCCCATCTGCTCTTTTAGTATTTTTATATGACTCATCAAGCATTGATGCAAAAAGCTCTGGGTCAAAGAACTTACCCGTATGCTTTTTAAACTTTAAATTTTTAACTATGTTTCTTCCCATTACAAATTATACCTAACGACATACTTAAGTGCATCTACAAGTTTGTCTATGGACTCCTTTGCTGAGTAATATATATTTTTCTTATTATTATTTGCTGTGCCAGCTTTATCTTTTGCTATTGTAGAATAGTATGAAGCCATCATGGCAAATTTTGTAGACATAGCCTGCAGCTCAATAATAAGCTGTGGCGCTTTGGCTGCAGGAACATCTGGGTTTAAAAGTAGTTTTACAATGACAGCTAACGCTCTATCTAGCTGAGCATCATTCATATACTCATGAAGATCATTAAACTCTGTTATAGAGTTAATAAGCTCTAATGTATTTTTATCTTCTGTCATTTTTAATCTTTTTGTCCCATCTATCCATAAGCAATCCCATTCCATAGCCAACTAAAAATCCAACCATTAGACCAAACAAAAAAGATAGCATTAAAATGGAACCTCTGCATATGTCTTGTAAGATGGGAATTCTTCATTGCTTGGTACTTTATCCTTAGACAAGGTGTAGGTGGTTACAGAAATAGAATCAGCATTAATTTCGTAAGAACTCTTTTTGATACCGTCTTTATCTGTCCAAGTATCTTCATAAATTTTACCAACTATTGTGACTTCCATGCCCTTCCGAATTACTGATTTTGATTGATCTGCTAATGTACGCCATGCTTTTACTGTCCACCAGGATGTGTTTTTATCTTCCCACGCACCAGTTACATCATTCTTAACTCGATCATTTGTGGCAACTCTGAAACGAAGACCATTAGAGCCTACTGATTCTGGGTCGCTGCCAACTCTTCCTACTATTGTAATTGTTGGATTAGCCATTATACTCCTTATGAAGGTGAGAAATTTATTTTAAATTGCTCATTACTAAGTATAGTAAATTTTTTTATTTTTGTAAAGACTTTCCATCCATATATATAACTTCTTTTATGTAATAGTCTTCTGCATTTACCTGAGACTCTGAATAATATGGATCAGCCAGTGACCATTTTTCTTTTTTATTTATTCCCCCTGGAAGAACAACATGCTTTCTTCCTTTCCCAGAAATATTTTCTGACTGAACCCTTTG